CCCGTTGATGGGGCTAGCGTGCCGTGGCCATGGCCTCACGCCAGCTGCGGGCGAGCTCGACATCGAAGGTGCGATCGACGACACGGGCTGCGAACCCGTAGAAGTCGAAGCGCCGTTCGTACCGAGCAGCCTGCTTCGGGAACACCACCACCGGCACCAGCTGCTGGCGGCTGGCGCCCAGGGTGATGCGCTTGTAGATGCCCGCAGGCCGCCCATCGCCCGGCTCGCCGTAGAACAGCTCGAGCTTCTGGCTCACGCCGAAGCGAGCGGCCTGCGACTTGGTGGCGCGCTTGCCTTGCCGCGCCCTGTTGACCAGCGACTTGATCAGGCCCGCTGGCATGTTGCCGAACTCGTTCAAGTCCACCACCGCAGGCAGCCGCAGCGCCTTGCGGCTGGGTTGCCGCGCACCGCCTTCAACCTGGTAGGTGAGGTACTGCGCCTGGCGGTCTTTCACACCGACCGAGGCTTCGAGCCTGTCTTTTCGGGCAGGCTGTGAGAAGAAGCCCCCCGCAGTGAAGGAAGTGGGCCGGTCAAAGACCCGCTCCACCTCGCCCGGCATGGCACTGCGCGCGGCGTTCACCGAGCGGGTCAACGCCACCGCCGCAGCAAACCTGAACTGAGGATGTAGCCTGGCCGTCGCGCCCAACACCTCATCGATGTTGCTGCTGAAGTTCGAGCGCATGCCGGCCTCAAAGAAAACGCCCCCGAGGGGTGGGCTCGGGGGCGTGGCCTTGCTTGAGTCGTGACCCTTGCGCAGCGTGCCCGAACTGTAGCGGTTCTCTATAAGGTGGAAAACCCCTGTCACGGCCGCGCCGCTGCCTGCAGGCGTTCGATGCGCTCGCGTTGCGCCTTGCGCGCCACCTCGGCGTCAGCCAGCCACGCCTGGATGCGCCGGTGCGCCAGGTCCACCCGCGCGTGGATCGTCGGGATGCTGCAACACAGGCGCCGCGCCTTCTGCGCCAGGCCGCCCCCGCCCAGGTACACGCTTTCCACCGTGGCCCGCAGCTCGCTGGCCAGCGACACCACGGCGCGGTCGGTCTCTTCGGCCTCGCAGTCCACCGTGGGTATGACCGCCTCGCGATAGCCGTCCCGCGCCGCTTCAGCGTCGGCCAGATTGACGGTCGAGTAGCCAAGCCCGCCGCTTTGCCCGCCCAGGCGCCAACGCGCCCAGTTCAGGAGCCGGCGCTCAATGTCCTCAATGCGCGCCATCGGCGGTCTCCAGTGGCGGCAGCGGCGCCGTGTGCAGCGCGATCAGGGCCTGGCCCTTCTGGGGCTGCACGTTGACCAGGTCGGCCACGTCGCCCCACGGCAAGCCCACGGCCAGCACGCCCTCCCGCGCGAAGAAGTAGCCCGGCAGGCCCAGCTGCACGCCGCGCTTCCAGCATTCGTTCACGTGGGCCTCGCCCAGCTCGCGCTTCTTCTCCACCAGCAAAGCCCGCGTGCGCGGCATGAAGGCCGGCAGCCAACTCCAATCCCGCTTTTCCTTGTCCATCTTGTCCACCTTCCACCTGAGAGAAGAGATTGAGTGCTTGCGCCCGGGCGCGCGCGCACGCAGGCGCCTGTGCACCTGCGCCCCTGCGCTTGCACCTGGCCACCTGGACGATCCCGGGCAGTGCTCCGCCCAGAACCCCTTGCCGACAGCTACAGGGAGCGCGGCAAAGTCTCAGCAGGCACGTGGACACGTGGACACGGCAGGTGGCCCGGTGCGCCGGGTCGCGGTTCGGTCACATAGGCACGGCCTGGGCTGCCCCGACCTTTTCCGCGGCGCCCCGCGTTCGCTGGTCAGAACGGGCAGTCACTGTCGGCCCCCTGGGTGTTGCCCTGCGTCGGGCGTTGCGTTCCATGGCTGGCGCGCGCCACCGCAGCGTGCGGCGTGCCGCTCGAGCTGCGGTCATTCGGCCGCACGTACGCGCGGGGCCGCTTGCCCTCGCCGTCGGCGGCCAGGCGGCGCTTCGTCCAGCCCAGCATGTGCATCACGGCGCCGGCCTTCTTGACCACGGCGTCGGTCTGCTTGTCGATCGTGTAGCCGATGCGGGTGAGCAGGTCCTGCATCGTCACCTCCGAGATCAGCGCGCCGTTGGGCTGGCCCAGCGGCACCTTCTGGCCTTCGTCGTAGAGGTAGGTGCGGATGGCGCTCTCCAGCGAACTTTCCACCGTGCGCTCGCGCTGCTGCGGGTCGAAAAGCTGGCGCTGCTCTTCCGGCGTTGGCCAGAAGCGCTCGCCCGCGTCCACCCGGTGCACGGCCTCGGCCAGCATCTGCTCGAGGTTTTCGCGCAGCCAGGCAATGTCGGGCCGCCGCGTCACCAGCACCGGCCAGAAGCGCCGGTTGCCCGTGGTGTCGGTGAGGTAGTGGCTTTCGTTCGTGGTGCCCACGAACACCACCTGGCGCGGGTACTTCGCCGGCCGGCGGTCGAAGGTGGCGCGGAAGCGGTCCACCGGCGAGCTGATGAACAGCTTCACCTTCGACACTTCCTGCTTCGACATGTTGTCGAGCTCGCCCCACTCGTACACCCAGATGCCCTGGATGTTCATCAGCGAATCCTTCTCACCGATCGTCAGGCCCGTGTCGGCGAAGTAGTCGCCGCCAAGCGTCTTCGCCAGCGTGCTCTTGCCCCAGCCCTGCGGCCCTTCCAGGATCAGCATGAAGTCGAACTTGCAGCCCGGGCCCACCAGCACGTCGGCGCCGTGGCGCTTCTCTTTCATGACGCGCGCGCACATGCCCATCACGAAGTAGCGCCCGGCCAGCGTCAGGTAGCGCTGCAGCGGGTCTTCCAGATCCCACTCGTCTTCTTCCAGACAGCAGCGGCGCAGCCACTCGTCAAGGCGGGGCCCGCCGTCCCAGGCGCCGCGCAGGGCTTCGATGCGGGCCCTCAGCGGGTGAAACGCGTGCCGCTTCGCCACGATGAGCACCGCTTCGGCCAACTGCTCGCGGCTGATGCTGGGCAGCCAGTGCTCCCGCACCAGCCAGTCGCCCATCTGCAGCTCGTCGGCCTCAAGCCATTCACCGGCGGGCGAGCCCCAGGGTGTGGCGCGCGTCTTCTCGATGTTGTTCGTGAACTCGTTGAACGCGATCAGGCCCGCGCACTCCGGCACGCCGCCCACGCTGCGCTCGGGGCGGCCGTCGAGCGCGAGCACCACGTTCTCCCGCACCGGGCGCACCGCGCCGTTCGTTGACGACAGCAGGTACTTCAGCCACGCGCGCGCCGGGTCTTCACCATCCTCCCCTTCCCTCGCGGCAGCCATGGAAGGGGTAGAAATGGCTGCGCCCTGCTTCGCGCGGGCCGCATCCTCGGGCGCCACGAAGGGGCTGGCGCCCCGGATGAAGTCGCGCACCTGGTCAGCGCCCCACCCCTCGGCAATGGCGTCGGCAATGTCCCAGCCATCGGCCCGCTCGCCTGGCGGCTTCAGGTGCACCATGTGCACCGTGCACCCGTGCTCGGTCTGCAGCAGCTGGCCAATGCCACGCATCGTCACCAGCCCAGGCTGGCGCGCGGCCGGCAGCAGCGGCTTGGCATCCGGGTCTGCCCCTGCTTCGCGCTCCGCGGCGGTGAGGCGTTCGCGCTTCGCGTCGCTGTCGGGCCAGAGGAAGACCGTGCGGCCCATCAGCCAGCCCCAGCTCGCCTGGGGCCACGCCTTGCCGCCGCCCGGCCAGCTGACGAAGTCGAACTCGTGCCCCAGCAGCCGGTGCCCGGCCATGGCGCACTTCTCCCCTTCCACCACCACCACAGGCGTCTGCGCGGGGTCGCCCAGCAGCGTGGCCGGCACGTACAGCGGGCGCGGCGCGTCCCACTGCTTCGGGCGCCACTTCATCGTGCCGCGGTCGTCGCTGGTGTCCACGCACCAGGTGAAGGGCACGGTTTCCTTGTCGACGCCGCCACGGCTGTTCGTGCGGTGGAAGCGCGCCACGTAGCCGTAGCGCACCTGCTCGAAGCAGTACTCCCAGAAGTCCACCGCCTCGAGCTCGACCCACTCGCCGCTGCGCTTGTCTTTGTAGCCCCAGCGGAAGCGGCACGGCGGCGCGTTGCCCGGCACGGGCACGATGGCCCGCCACAAGCTGCGCGGCCGGGCGGCCGGCGCGTCCACCCCCAGGCGCGCCGGCTCGGGTGCAGGCCCCGGCTGCGGCGCTGGCCTGGGCGCGCGCGCCGGCGCCGCCTGGCGCTGCCGCTCCCAGCCCAGATCTTCCATCAGCTCCAGCGCGGCCTCGCGCTGGCCCAGATTGCGGATCGCGGCGTACAGCGATACCAGATCGCCGCCCTTGTCGTCGTTCGCGAAGTCGGCCCAGCGGCCGGTGCTGAGGTTCACGCTGACGCTGCCACCTTCGCCACCGCTCAGGTCGCCGCACACCCACTCGCTGCCGCGGCGCACACCGCCGCGCAGCCAGTCGGGCACCAGCGTGTCGGCGCGCTGCAGCAGCTCAGCTGCCAAGCGCACGAAGTCGATCGGTTGGAACCCGCCGTGCTCAGCCATGCACGCCCCGGCAGAGGTGCCTGTTCCACGGCGCGGTGGCCCGCGCCCTTGATGCCCACCCCATCAGATGCCTTTCGCCGCCTACCGCCAGGCGCGCAGCACGCCGTCAAGCGTGGCCAGCGGCGCGTTCACGAAACCGCTGCGGCGGCGATAGGTCACCATCGGCCGGCGCGCGTGCGGCACCTTGCGCGTGCCGCTGGGTTCCAGCTCGCCCGCGCGGCGCATGTCCACGGCGTACTGTTTCGCCACCGCGAAGCCCACCTGTGCCGTGACGGCCAGGTCACGCCAGGTGAAGCACTGGTCGCCCAGCTGCTCGGCCGCGCTGACCAGCGCGGTGCGGATCTCGCCGCGGGGGCGCATCAGCCCCCCCTCCGCTGGCGCCGCTCAAGCGGTGCGCGATACAAGCGACAACGATCAGTCTGCGGGTTGCACCACTGCTTCACCCACGCCGCCTCGTCGGGCTCCAACCGCAACGAGTGGCAAGCCTCAGGAGGCTGCTGCTGCACGTCGACCACTGCCTGCTGCGCACGGAAAGAGATGCGCCAGCCCGGGAAATGGCGGTCAAGTTGCTCCCGCAACGCGCGCCCCACACCGCGCAAGCGGCCGGACTGCAACGGAATCCCTCGAACGATCTGATATAGCGTCTGCTCGTTGCAGCCAATCACCGCCGCAATCTCGCGCCGGCGCGCCACGCTGCCCCCGACCAAATGCCGCAACGCCATCACATCGGGATCACAAGCAGCAGTCATGACTCCCCCCAAGGTGCAGCCCTGTAAGCGCTGCCCTGATCGCCTACTCTGTTGACCATGCAGCCACCACCTTCCGGCTCCGACAAGCGGGTTGCCACCCCAGGCACCCGCAATACCGACCACTCCACGTCGGGCCGCAGGTCTTCGCATCGCACCTTGCCTTCCGTCACCCGCTCGATGGCGGGGCAGTAGTCGGCCGGCACGCGCCCGCGGGATCGCCACATGCTGGGCAGACTCAGCGGCACATCGAGCTTGCGCGCCAACGCCACAGGGCCATCCGCCAGGGCGATGGCCGCCTCAAGTGCTGCGGCAGGTGAGGTGGGGTCTTGGGGGGGCGTGTTCATCACGAACGTGATACTAACAGCCATCACCAACGTGATGCAAATCTGAGGCGGAATCACGAGTGTGAGCACCATTGGCGAACGACTGCGCAGCGCGCGCGAAGCCCTCGGCCTGACCCAAGCGGAAGTGGCCGACAAGGCCGGCGTTCGCCAAGGCACGATCGGCAACATCGAGGCTGACCTGCGTCAGGCTCCACGGGAACTGCTGGCCATTGCGGCCGCGGTGAACCTGAGCCCGGATTACCTCAAGACCGGCCGTGGCCCCAAACACCCCACGCAGGTGCTGCGCCTGGGCGGCAACGGCCCATTCGCGGCCGAGCCAGCCAAGCCCTACACGAACGAGCACCTACCGCTGGAGCAGGCGCTAGCGGTGGTGCTGGAAGCGCTCGGCGTGCTGACCCAAGGACAGTGGGCGATGGTGCGCGCCAGACTTGACGCGCTGCCGGAACATCCCGAAGCCGCGGCAGATGTTGCGGCAGATGTGCTGCCGCTGCTGCAGCCCCGCCCAGGGAAACGCCTCGCCGCAGGATGAAGATCGCCAAGGTGTACAGCTTTGCCAGCCAAAGGCCGTCATCCATCCCCCAGACGATGGAGTCCCCACTCAGTTGCGTGGAAAGCATCGACCGTACCTGGGGCCTCTTTTCGTCATCCACTCACTTGAGTAAGTAGCCATGACCCGCACAAAGCTGCTTCTGATCGTCTTCCTTGGTGTTGCCCTCGGCGGCGGCATCGTTTTCGAGGCCATGAAGTCACCGGACCAGCGAGCGCAAGATGAGCGCGCCATGAAGGACGGCACCGCGCCGTTCGCATGCCTGCGGGCGTTCAAGCGCACCGCTCACGACCCCGATTCAGTGAGCCAGGCCGAGCGACCGCCGCAGCTGCGCACGCGCGGGAACGGCACCGCCACGCTGGAGATGGAGGTACGCGCCAAGAACAAGCTGGGCGCGCTGGTGCTGACCCGTGCCCGCTGCGAGCTTAAGGATGCAGGCGGCCAATGGGACGTCACGGCCGTGAAGGAAGTGATGAACTGAAGCCGCACAGTGGCTGTCCATCACAAACGTGTTGACTAACTGAATCACGTTTGTGATACTGGCGCCCGTCCAACGACGGAGCGCCCATGCAATCCTCCCCGAATCCCACGCAGTCTAAGCTGCCGGTAGCCACGCAGGCGCCTGCGACCTTCAAGGAAGAACGTGACTGGCCGGGGCTGATCGCCCTGTACCTGATCGCGTTCGCCATCAGCATCCTCGTCGGCGCCGAGTGGCCGTGGCCGTGGGGCGCCACGCCGTGATCGCCGCCGCCCTCACCCTCGGCGCCCACCTGGCCACCCAGCACCTGGGCAGCGACGCGGCCGACCTGCACACCGCCACGCCCGGCCTGTACGTGCGGCTGGAAGGCGGCGCCACCCTCGGCGCCTACCGCAACAGCTACGGCCGCGCCAGCGCCTACGCCGGGTGGACCTTCACCACCGCTGACGGCCGCTGGGCGCTGACCGCCGGCGCCGTGAGCGGCTACCCCGCGCGCCGCGTGTTGCCGCTGCTGGCGCCCAGCGTGCGCTTCGGCCTGGGCGATGGCTTCGCCGCCCGCCTTGCCTTCTTGCCCAAGCCGCCGGGCGTGGGCCGCGCCAGCGGCCTGCACCTGGCCGTGGAGCGGGGCTTCTGATGCGCGCCGACCACACGCCCCAGCCGCAGCTGGAAGGCATGCCGCCCGCGCCCACCGGCCGCCACCGCGCCGCCGTGCTGCGCGACCTGGACGCCGGCCACCCGCTGAAGCTGGCCGTGCTGGGCGCGCTGCTGCGCGACGCCGCCGTGCGTGAAACCACCAGCGGCGGCGTCGCGCTCGAGGTGCTCGTCGCCCAGCAGCTGGAGCACCACCCCACCGCCCTGCCGCTGTACGCCGCGCAGTGGTTCCCGCCCGAGGCCGGCCTGGCCCAGGCATTCGACGACGCGCGCGCGCTGGCGCGCCGCCTCACCGCCGGCACCGAAGTCATGGTGCTCGGCCGCGGTCTGGAACGCGGCCGAGCCCAGGGCGAAGACGTGCTGCGCCTCATCCACACCATCGGCGTGCGCCCTGCCGCCGAGATCTCGCTCCCCACGGAGGGCACCCATGCTCATTGACACCCGCATCATCCACCGCCAGGGCCAGTTCGACGTGCTGGCGCACGAGCACACCGTCACGTGGCCCGATGGCTCGCGCGTGGTGCTGCACCCGGTTTACACCGAGGGCGTGGACGACATGTTCCTGCGCGCCCTGCGGCACGACGAGCTGCGCTGGTACGTGATCGACCTGCGCAGCGTGGGCGGCAAGCACTTCGAGGCCGAGATGAAGAGCCTGCCCAAGATCGACAGCGAAGGCCTCACCTACTACGCCCTGCGCCTGGGCTACCGCAACGCCAGCGAGTTCGCTGCCGTGGCGCGCGCCCACGCCAAGGCCTCGTGGTACGCCGGCGAGCAGAACACCCCCGCCGCGTTCGCCTACTTCGGCGGCCGCAACCAAGTGGCCCACGTCGTCCGGGAGCGCCGCCATGCCGCAGCGTGACCCCGTGCTCATCGGTTTCATGGGCCCGGCCGGCGCGGGCAAGAGCACGGCCGCGGGCTACCTGTGCGACCAGCACGACTTCACCGTCGACGCCTTCGCCGAGCCCATCCGCGACATGCTCACCGCGCTGCTGGTCAGCGCCGGCATCGACTACGCGTACCTGTTCGAGCCCGGCGTGAAGGAACAGCCCATCCCGGGCCTGGGCGTCAGCGCGCGGCAGCTCATGCAGACCCTGGGCGACTGGGGCCGCAGCATCGACCCCGACTTCTGGGTCAAGCACGCCGCCATGCGGCTGGGCCTGCACGACCTGCCCAACAGCGCGCCCATCCACGACCGCATCGCGCTCAGCGACGTGCGCTTCCCGAACGAAGCCGAGTGGATCAAGCGCATGGGCGGCCAGGTGGTGGCGGTGGACCGCGACACCGCCCCCGTGCGTGACCACGCCAGCGAACAGCAGTTCGGCCTGATCGAGCCCGACCTGCGCATCGACAACACCGGCGACCTGTTCGACCTGCGCCTGCAGCTCGACGAGCAGCTCGCGCCCACCTTCACCGCCTGAGGCCCCATGGAACGCATCGAAATCCTGCCGCTCAGCGCCCTGCGCGAGAGCCCCTTCAACCCCCGCAAGCAGTTCCCTGAAGCAGCCTTGCAGGAGCTGGCCGACAGCATCAGTGGCCAGGGCCTGCTGCAGCCCATCACGGTGCGGCCGCTGCGCCAGGCGGCCGGCGGCGAGCACGTGTACGAAATCGTGGTCGGCCACCGCCGCACGCGCGCCACAGCGCTGGCGGGCATGGACAGCATCCGCGCGCTCATCGTCGACTTCACCGACGAGCAGGCCGCGCTGGCCCAGCTGCATGAGAACGCCAAGCGCCAGGACATCAGCGCCATGGAAGAGGCCGACGCCATGGCCCACCTGCAGCGCGAGATGGGCCTGAGCCCCGCCGCCATTGCCCAGGGTGCCGGCAAGAGCCTCAGCAGCGTGTACAACGCGCTCAAGCTGGCCCGCGTGGCGCCCGAGGTGCGCCACGCCGTGCTGAATGAACAGCTGCCGCCGCAGCTGGCCGTGGAAGTGGCGCGCCTGGCCGTGAGCGTGCAGGCTGCGGCGCTCAAGACGCTGCGCGACCCGCACGGCGCCGAAGGGCACGGCTGGGTCAGCTACCGCGAAGCCAAGCGCCGGCTCAGCAGCTACCTCACGCCACTGCTGGAGGGCATCTTCCCGCTCAGCGACGCCACCCTGGCGGTGGCAGGCGCCTGCGAAGGCTGCCCCAAGCGCGCCGGCAACGACCCCGCGTGCACCGACCTCGACCCCGAGCTGTGCATGGACCGCAGCTGCTTCGAGCTGAAGACCACCCGCCACCTGGAACGCCGCGCGGGCGATCTGCGCGAGGCCGGGCACGAAGTCATCACCGGCGACGAAGCGCAGCGCCTCATGCCGTACCGCAGCTTCGTGCCGTTCGACATGGAGGCCTTGGACCACCCGGCTTTCGAAGAAGGCAGTGTCGACGTCACGTGGGAGCAGGCACTGGGCCGTCTGCCCAAGAAGGCGCCGCAGCCCAAGCTGGTGTACGTGGTCAACACCACGCACGGCTTCCTGCGCGGCTTCATCCGCGAAGGCGACACCGCCGCCGTGCTGAAGGCGCTGAAGAAGGACCCGGCCAGCCTGGCGGGGCCGGGTGGCAATGCCCACCTGTTCGAGGATGACGCCGACTCCAACACCGGCCCGGCCGGCAGCCCCGACGCGCTGGCCGACTACACGCCCGAGCAACGGGCCGTGTTCAACGAGCACCAGCGCAAGGGCGTCATCGCGGCCGTGCTGCAAGCCATCAGCAACAGCCCGCGCACCACCGACGACATGCGCGAAGTGCTGCGCCGCGAGCGGCTGCTGGCCGAATACTTCGGCCCCTCCATCGAAGCGCACTTCGGCATCGCCGAGCACCAGGCCGCAGCGCAACAGGAAGCCAAGCGCGCCGACGTCGAGTTCGAAGAACACCTGTGGTTCGAAGAGTGGCTGGCCGAGCAGACGGCCGACACGCTGGGCGCCGTCATCACCGCCATCGCGGCGCTGGAAGTGCTGGGCAGCGCCGAGCGCCCCAGCCGCAGCCAGGCCGAACGCATGGTGCAGCTGGCCCAGCGCTACGGCGTCAACGTGCTCGACTTCGCCGAGGTGGCCCCGTGAGCCGCAAGCGCTGCCGGCGGCAGGTGATCATGCCCATGCCGCCGCGGGGTCTGCGGCCCAAGCTCGACAAGCTGCAGAAGTCCGACCTGAGCCTGGTGCACCACCACAACCTCGACCTCATCGCTCGCGGCCAGGCCGACGAAGCCGTGCTGTGGGACTGGGTGGGCGGCTGCCTCACCTGGTCACGCACTGCCGAACTGCTGCAGCTGGGCGTGCCCGAGATGGCCGACCAGGTGGCGCTGGCCATGCGCCTGGTGGCGCGCTACCACCGCACCGGCCGCGTGGCGTTCAACGGCCCGGACTACCAGCTCGCCAAGGCCGGCACCATCGTGATGGACCTGCTGGCCGAAGCCACCGACCAGGCCACCGCCAGCGCCGCGGCCGACTGGTCCGAACGCAAGATCGGCCAGATGGCCGAAGCGCTGCGCGGCACCGTTGCCGCCGCCGCGGCGGAAAGGCAGGCCGCATGAGCAGCGAAGACCTCATCGAACCGCACGAGCCCCTGCCCGACTGCGACTGCTGCGCATGCGCCAAGGCCGAGCGCGACCGCCTGCGCGGCCAGGTTGCCCAGATCGAGCAGTGGCAGGCCCAAGGCGAGCAGCTGCTGCTGAGCGACCGCCTGGGCGTGGCCTTTCGCCTTGGCATGTGGTTCGCCGACAGACCGTGGCGACGGCGTGCTGCACGCCAACTCACCCCCACCCGCTGATCTATCGCCCGCAAGGGCACAACCCAGGAGCCCATGCCAATGGACACCGTTCTTTCGCCGACTCGCCTCTCCGACCTTCCTCCGCTCGGCCAGCCCCTGGCCGGCGGCATCTTCGTCGGCCTCACCACCAAGCCCGACGGCACGCACCACGCCGTGGCCCTGCTGCCCGACGCGCCGGCCAAGCCGCTGGCCTGGAAGGCCGCCGTGAAGTGGGCCGAAGACCTGGAAGCCGAGCTGCCCACGCGCCCCGTGGCCGCGCTGCTGTTCGCCAACGCCAAGCAGCACTTCGACCCCAGCTGGCACTGGACGAGCGAAGCCTTCGATGGCTCGTGCGCCTGGCTCCAGTACTTCAACTACGGCGACCAGAGCAGCAACCACAAGAGCTGGGAAGGCCGTGCCCGAGCCGTCCGCTTGATTCAGCTCACCGCTTGATCCTTCAATCCTTTCAACCCACCACCAGCCATGCTCATCACACTCGATCAGATCCAGGCCGAGCACACACGCTTGGGTCACCTCATCGCTCAGTTGCAGACGCCTGCGTCCAAGCTGCTTGTGCTGCCCGAAGCTGGCATCGAGCTGCGCCAGGGCGAGCACTACGCCGGCGTCATCCTCAACGAAGACGGCAGCATCGACTACCACCTGGTGCTGCTGCCCGGTGAGCGTGAGAAGACTACCTGGCAAGACGCCATCGACTGGGCCGAGACCATCGGCGGCGCGTTGCCCACCCGCAGCGAGCAGGCCCTGCTGTACGCCAACCTCAAGAGCCACTTCAAGCTCGAGTGGTACTGGTCCGGCGAGCAGCACGAGCGCGATGGCTCGTGCGCCTGGTACCAGGGCTTCGACTACGGCACCCAGAACCACGACCACAAGAGCTGGGAAGGCCGTGCCCGAGCCATCCGCAGATTCACCGCTTGATCCTTTGATCCTTCACTGAGCCACCACCATGGCCCTGCACACAGACCTTCCCATCCACCGCACCGGCGTCCAGCTGCTCGCTCTGGCGCTCAAGGCGCAGCAGCAGATGCCGCGCGGCGTGAAGCGCAGTCTGGGCGAGAAGATCACCCAGCACTGCGTGGACATGCTCGACCTGATGGCGCTGGCCAACGCCACCCAGAAGGCCGAGCGCGCCGCGCACATCCAGGCGCTCATGCAGCGCCTGCGTGCGGCCACCGTGCTGCTGCGCGTCAGCCACGACAGCCGGTACGTCAGCACCGCGCTGTGGGCCGAGTCGGTCAAGCTGCTCGACAGCATCGGCAAGCAGGGCGGCGGCTGGCTCAAGGCCGCATCGAACAAGGCGCCTGCAGCATGACGGTCAAGGCCCCCATGCCCGTGCGCAAACTGAATCTGGTCGTGCCGCTGGCCCACGAGGCCACCGCCATGCGCACCACGGAGACCGCTGCCCCCGTGCAGGCCCGGCCCGGCGCAGTCCCCACGCTGATCGGCGCGAGCCTTCGGCCTGGCGACGTAGATTGCACGATCTTGGCTCGTGCGCCTGGAACCAGAACTTCAACGTCAGAGAAGCGGGTCATGGGCTCGCGCGCCCAGATCTCGGCGCGCGTGGCGTTCACGGCCGCCGGCAGCGCGCCAACATGGCCGGCGAGAACTGCGGCCCGTAGGCCGCCCAGACCGTTCCGGCCGTGAGCGACGGCGCTTGCGCGATCTCGGGCCTGCAGGGCTGCCCCGCCAGCGCTCGGCCTGTCGCCACTTCACCACGGACGCCAGCGCTGAACGGGTAGGCCGGGCGCGTTCCGTCTGCACTGGTGGCCGCATCCACCACCCAGGCCGGCGGCGGCGTGCAGTCGATCGACGGGCCGCACTTGCCCAGCGTGGCAGCGTCGGCCGCCGTGGTGGGCGGAATCCAGCCCGGCATGCCGTCGACGTACAGCCGCATGCAGGCTTCGCGCTCCAGGCGCTTGACCTGGCAGGCCTCGACGCTACCCGCTGGCGCAACGCCGGCCTCGCGCATCTCGACGTCGAATTGCGCCCACGGGTCGGCCGCGGTAGCGATCTTCGCCGTGGCCGCGGCCAGCAGGTCTGGTCGCCACAGGCCGGCATAGCACCTGGCCACGGCCGTGCCTGGTGTGGACGGACACATCCAGCACCGCGCGGCGCCGGTTGCATCGCTGAACAGCACGGTGTTCGAGCCCGGCGCGCCTGGGGTCAGCGCGGTCTTGGGTGCGCAGCGTTGCGCCTGCGCCGGCAGCGCGGTCAGCAGCGCCGCGACAAGCAACGCCTCAGCCAGCAGGATCATCCACACGCGCAGCTTCATCGCGTGCTCCTGACCGACGCCTGTGCCACCACGCGTCCGACGATGACGGCCAGGCCCAGGATGGCGGGCACGCGGTTGACGGGAACGCCCAACAGCTCAAGCACCGCGGCCTGCATTTCGGCGGGCAGCGCGCCCCATGCGGTGAAGACAAGGCCCAGCTGCACGGTGAACATGCGGTGCGCGCGGCGCCACTCGGGAATCAGCTTCATCAGGGTTTTCCTGTCGTGCGCGGCAGCTCGCCGGGCTTGGTTTCGGGCAGCAGACGGCCGAAGCGGCGCTCGGCGGCCAGTTCGAAGGCGGCGATGGCACGCGCGCCCAGGTGGCCGGCAACGGCCACCAGACTCACGGTCAACAACTGCGGCGTGTCCAGCAACGTGCAGCCGAAGAAAGTGAGCAGGCCCGCCAGGCTGCTGGTGCAGACCTCACCCACCGCCGTGAGCAGAGACAACGCGCGCGAGTGCCCGCGCTTCATGCGCGTGTACCAGCTGACGAAGCCGCCGAGGATGCTGAACAACAGCACCAGCAGGTACTCACGCAGCGGGATGTCGAGCGGGTGCCGGTCGGCCGCCATGGACGGCACCATGTGAAGCGCCAGCAGGATGGACACAAGACGTCTCCGCACGCTTCAGCCCCCGGTGGCGACCGCGGCCAACCAGCAGAGCAGTGCACCGCCGCCGGTGGCCACCAAGTCGGCCTTCTCCACGCCGTGCGGGGGCGGCATGTGCGCGGCCACGGCGGCCCGGTTGGCTCTCCAGTCGAGCAATTCCTTCAGCAGCCCCACCACCACGGCTGCCGCGACGCCGGCCGGCCGCGCCACGGCGGCCTGGCCGATGAGGGTGAGCACCGCGCCCACCAGAATGAAGATCAGCGCGCCGTACAGCGCGTGGTTGGCTTTGTCGGCCGGCAGCGAAGGCAGGTTCATAGCGTTCTCCTTGGGCATGAAAAAGCCCGCCGCGGTGACCCGGGGCGGGCGGTGGTAAGAAGGGCTCGACGCGGCGTCAGGGTTTTGCAGGCGCCTGCGGCGGTTCGGCCGGCGCCGGCGCCTCCTGGCGCGCCACCTCGGCCATCACGGCGCCCATGAGCTGGTGCACCTGCTGCCAGGGCAGCGCGCCCAGTGTGTTGACGATGGCCTGCATCAGCGGGGCCGGGACGGTGTAGTGCGACGGGTTCATGCTGGTTACGCTCAGACGAAATAGGTGCCAAACACACGCACGTTGCTGCCCACCTGGAAATTGGCGTGCGTCAACGTCGTGCCGGACCCGGTTGCCGACACGTACTGCCCAAGGTTCACCCGCGTGGTCGTGGCGAGCGTTGTCGCGGTCAAGCGCTCGTGGGCAACACTGACCAGGTTGACGGCCTCAAAGCTGACGATCTGCGACAGTGTCGCGGTCCACGGCAAGCCCGTGACGTTGGCAATGCCGTTGGCGGCGCCGACAGCGGTGACGCTCAGTTCGATCGAGAAGTCGACGCGATTGCCCAACCGCGTTGCAGCCGCCGCGACAACTGAGAAGGTCCACCCGGTGGAGCTGCCGCCGAAAGTCATGCCGGGCGAAACCGCTGCGGCCTCCTCATACCAGTCCAACACGTTGGCACCGGCCACCGCCGTGTTGCCAAGCGCCAATCCACGCACGGCGGTGTCGCCGTTCGCGTCGCGCAGTGCAAGCGTGTTCGAAGTCGCAGCCGTGGCGCCGGTCGTGCGCGCGTTCGCGAGCGTGCCGCTGGCGATGTTGTCGGCGCTTAGGGCTGTGAGCCCGGAGCCTGGCCCGGAGAATCCGACTGGCGCGTTGACGAGGCCAAGCGCGCTGATCGAGAGCCGCGTCGCCGCAGAGACGGTGTCGTAGAACGCGATGCCGCCAGCCCCGCCGCCACGAGTTCCACCCTGCGCGATCTGCCAGTTCCGATCGACGCCGATGAGTTGAATCGCAGCGCCAGTCGTGACGTCGCCGCCGTTGACGTGAAGCCCTGGTGCTGCGGCGAGCGACGCGATGGTGACGGCACCAAGCGGGCCGATCGTGACGCGCTGAACACCAGCGGTCCACAGGCCCATCGTGTCGGACGCGTGGCTGTAGCGGATCATGCCCGCAAACTGCGACGAGCCATCGACCCCATCCGCGAACGCGATGTCGCTCGTTGTCGTGGCGCCGATCGTGATGCCTGACCCGCCCGCGACAAGGGGGTTGCCGATTTGCAGGTTCGTCGCATTGGCCGCGCTGTTCACCGGCACGGTGCCGATGCCCACGCGACCAACGCTATCCATTCGCACAATCTCGGTCGACGACTGCCCGAAGATCAAGTTGCCCTGAGTTCGGATCGCCAGGTCTGTGCCAAGACCACCACTGATGAGGCCACTGGCTTGCCCGAGGTAGCCGAACGCGACACCACCCTGCATGAACTGGTGATAGCCAAATGCCGCAGTGGGCGCGTCCCACTTCGCATACGTCGTCGACGCTGGTGCCACCACGTGCAGCCCGGCCGTGGGCGTGACGTTGACGCCGATCTTGTTGGCGCTGTACGTGATGCCCTGCAGCGGCATCACGACCCACGCGCTTCCGTTCCACTCTTCCAGCGCCGAGCTCGTCCGGTTGTACCGCTTCGCCCCGGTCGGAGGTGTGCCGGTGATGCTGACGAGGCCGCTGTCGAGCAGCTGCGCCAGCGCGGTCTGGTTCGCTAGGATGCTAGGAACGAAGACGGTGGTGTAGTTGTCGGCGGTGGCCGGCTTGGTGAAGTCGATCGCCATGGTCAGGAGCCTCGCGCTGTCCAGCTGAAGGAGCCTGTCACCTTCACGCCGGACGTGTTGTAGAGATAGACGGTGAACGACGTGGGGTTCGGCACGTCGGAGAAGTCGACCACGGGGATCAGCGGCGTGGTGCCATCGGGCTGCACGATTGGCGTGTCAGCGTCGATGAAGCTCTGGTTGAAGTTCACGACCACGCCGTTCGTGGCGTTGGTGATGGTGGCCTTGCCGCTGTCGGTCTTCTGCTTGCTGGCCAGGCGGACGTTCATGCCGCTGATCTCGATGAGGTTGGCACCGGCAGTGCACGTGAAGTCGTAGCGCACCTTCACGTAGCGGAAGCCCGCCGGCGCCAGCACCTGCGCCTGGCCGACGGTGCCGGAGGTGTAGCTCACGTTGTCGGCCGACCACGAGATCGTCGGGCTGGCGGTCACGCTGCCGGCCAGCACGGTCGAGTTCAGCGTCACCGTGATGGATGTCGCCGGCAGCGTGGTTCCGTAGTCGAAGACCTCCTCGTATGCGCCGCTGGCCAGGCTGGGCATGGCGTAGAGCGGGAAGCCTGCGGCCACCTGGTCGGCAGGCGTGGCCCATCCGTTGCCGCTGAAGTGCGTGGCCCACGTCTGCGTGGTGCTCACCGGGCCGATCAGCTTTCCGGCCTCCAGGTACAGGTTGGTCTTGATGCCGGTGAAGGTGCTGTCGATGTTGCTGCGCAGCACGTAGTCGGGCGGTTGGCCGATGGTGGCCGACACCGCGGCCGGCGCGCCCAGGTTGCCCGCCGAGTCGACCGCCGTGATCCAGTACGTGAAGCTGCCGGCCTGCTGCTCGAAGATGGCCGCGAACGTGCTGTTGCCGTTGCTGCCCACCACGGTGCCGCCGGCCCAGGTGGCGCCCTTGCGCACTTCGTAGCGCTCCACGGGCAGGCTGCCCACGACCGGGGCGCCCCAGTACAGCAGGGCGTTGTTGTCCACCACCTCGCTGCGCTGCGCCTGCACGGCGCCCGGCGCGGTGATGGTGACCACCAGGCTGGCGGGCGTGCCCACGTTGCCCTTGACGTCGATCGCGGCCACCCAGTAGGTGCGCGTACCGCCCCACTTGACCAGCTCGTTGTACTTGCTGCTCTGCACGAACTGCAGCACCGCGCCCGCCGCCCAGCTGGCGCCGTGCCGCACTTCGTACCCCGCGATGGCGAAAGACCCGGCCGTGGCGCCCCAGCTCAGGTTCAGGTCGGTGCCCGACAGCGCGGCCTGCAGGTCGGCCAGGCCGGGCGCGGCCACGGCGGCGGTGGCGCTGACCGGCGTGCTGTAGTTGCCGAACACGTCTACCGCGGCCACCCACACGGTGTAGGCGCCTGCGTTCTGCACCACCCAGGGGTAGCTGGTGCCGCCGTTCTCTTCCAGCACCGCGGCGGTGACCCAGCTGGCGCCGCTGCGGTATTCGTAACGCAGCACGTCGGGTTCGGGGTTCTGGTTCACCCGCAGCCGCACGCCGAAGGGCTCGGCCGTGGCGGTGAAGCCCGTGGGCGTGCTGGGCGGCAGCCTGGCCATGAAGCCACTGACGGCGTACGCCACCGGCGCCACTTCGCCCAGGCTCTGTTGGCCGCCGCCGAAGACGTTGAACGACGTGAACTTGAAGTAGACGGTCTGACCGATCAGCGCCAAGTCCAGCGGGCCGCTCTTGGCCACGGCGCTGTCCACCCGCACGAAGGGGTCGTTGGTGCTGTGCGCCGCCACCGGCGTGCCGTAGGCGCCGCGCGCGGCCAGCGTGAGGTTGTACTGGCCAGCGCCGGTGAGCGTGGCGGTGGTGTGGGCCAGATACTCCGGGCTGGCGCCGCCCACGTAGCACAGGGTGGCCAGCGCGGCGGCATCGGCGGCGCTGCCGGTGAGCATCTCGTTGTTGGCGCCCACGTCCACCGGCAGCACGTTGCCGGCCACGGGGCCGGTGATGCGGCCGGTGCGGGCGCGGCCGGTCACGCGGGCGGCGCGGCGGTAGTTGCTGCCGTCCACCGAGATCCACACGTCGGCCCCGCCCCAGGTGGGTGAGGTGCTGTTCAGCGCGACGTAGAGCTCCAGGCCGGTGGTGGTCAGCTCCACCGGCGCTTCGAAGATGGTGGCTGTGGTGATGGCGCCCGGCGCCACGTTCCAGTCTTGCTGGAAGCCGCTGGCCAGCTGGCTGGGGTAGCGCGTGGGGGTGGCGGTGCCGAGGGGCCAGTCTTCGACCTCAAGCTCAAGGTCGCCGTCTTCGTCTTCCCCCACGGAGATCACGCGTACGGGCAGCCTGTCGAAGCCCAGCCCGGCGTCGGTGAGGGTGACGAGGTCCATGCACTCCAGCAGGCCGTAGGCCCACGGGAGCTTGAAGCGGCCGGTGCCGGTGATGTTCAGGCTGCGCTGCTTGAAGACCTCGGCCACCAGCTGCGCCACCGCCGCGTCGCAGATCCACGGGGCACTGATGGTGTCCATGGTGCGCAGGCCGTTGGCCGCGATGTCGGCGTCGTCTTTCGCTTCGGCGATGGTCTTGTTGTAGTGGCCGGTCCACTTGGCGCCGTCCCATGCACCGCGGTCGTTGAACTCCACGCGCACGTGGTTGAAGCGGTCGCTGGGTTCCTTGACCGTCCACTCCAGCGGGTCGTCGCTGCCGTCTTGCAGCCAGCAGTCGTCGTTCAGGTCGTAGAGCGGCGTGGTGTTGGGCGTGAAGGTCACGCCGTTGCCGGTGACGGCCGCGTCGGCGTAGGGCACGATGCGCAGGCGGTCCACGCTCCACACCGCGGCGGCGTTGGTCATGCGGCAGAGCAGGTCGATGAACTCGCTGGCGCGCACCTGCTCCGTGAGCAGCGGGCTCATCAGCAGGCCGGCGGCGGCCACGTAGTTGGACCAGTCTTCCACCTCCAGCGTTTCGCCGGGCATGCGCGCGCCGTAGCGGCCATGGGTGAGCACGCTGACGGCGAACTCGGCGGGGTTGCAGTCGGCCACCAGCGGGCCGTAGAAGTAGGCGCCGCTGCCCTGCACCTCGAAGCTGTGGTTCTCCACCTGCGCGCCGGTGCCCAGGCTGTACTTCTGGCTGTGGATGTAGGCCAGCCCTGGGTAGGCCAGCGCCTCGGCCGGGAAGCCGCTGGCCAGCCAGGAGGGCGCGGCCTGCGACATGGTGCCCAGGGCCAGCGATGCGTTCAGCCGCGTGAGCACCGCACCGGCCGGCACGCTGACGGAGTAGCTGTACTGGATGGACAGCGAGCGCCCCCGCCACACATCGCGCAGCACGGTGAACACGCCGCCGGCCACCGCGAAGTCGACACCGGCGTGCAAGCGGCCGATGTACAGGCCGTGGGCGTCCTCCATGGACACGCGCACCACCGGGTCACCCACGATGGTGGCGCCGTGCGTCAGCGTGAGCGTCATCGCGCCGCTGGCGGGCACCGTCCAGATCTGGCTGGCGGGCAGCGCGTTGTTGGCCAGGTCGTCGTTGGCCAGGACTTCCTTGCCCTTCCAGATGCGCGACACCGCGCCGATGGGGCCCTGGCAGATGCCCATGATGACGGCCGCAGAGTAGGCATACGCGGTGTTCTGCGTCTTCACGCCGCCGCCCTTGCCGCCGCCGCCGGTGGTGGTGGTGGTGGGCTCGGCCAGGAAGTCGCCGTACCACACCAGGTTGCCCGGCACGCGGTTGACGCCGCCCACCACGGGGATGGTGACGCCGTAGGCGCTGCTCTGCAGCTTGACTGCTTCGATGCGCGTTTCGCTCATCGACAGCGTTTGCGAGCCGCTCATTCCACGATGCTCCAGAAGCAGGCAGGCACGCCGCGCAGCGGCTCTTCGCTGCAGCGGGTGGGCACCACGCGGCGGCCGATGTAGGCGTGCAGCACCAGCGGGTCCGCACCGCCTTCGACGACGATGCCGCCGTGGCTGAAGGTCTTTTCGTAGTGCCACACGCCCACGTCGCCAGCCTGCGGGGCCTGGCCCTCGGGCAGGCGGCGCGCGCCCAGGCGCTCCAGCCATTCGAGGAACAGCTCGCGCGTGTGGTGCTGGTGCCACTGGGGCGAGTAGTCGCCCAGCTCCACGTGGCCGATGGCGCCCGCCGCTTCGTACACGGCGGCCAGCAGGTTTGCGCAGTCGACCCCCACGCCCTTCAAGCGGCCGTGGTGGTGGTACTTGGTGCCCTGCCAGGCCCAGGCTTCGGCCACGATGCGGGCCCGCAGCGCCTGGCTCACAGCACGGTCTCCGGCGCGGGGATGTAGGGCTCGCCGCGGAAGCGGGCCACGTTGCTGAACTTGACGGTGCAGTCGCCGTCCTTCACCTTGTTGCAGCCGGCGCGCAGGGTGAAGCTGTCGCCCGCGCCGATGGCAAACGGGAACGGGTACACCGCCGCCACCGTGGCCACGCCGGCGGCGAGCACGTGCGAGCGCACGGTGCGCGCCTGGCCCACGTTGGCCCCGCTGGTGAAGGTGAGCAGCCCCAGGTCGGCCCAGGCGGTGGGCTTGGCGGTGACGGCGGCGCTGGTGCTGGTGAGCACGCGGCGCGTGCTGTCGCCGGCGGTGCTGGTGCTGCCGGCCACGGTGTGGGCCGCGGCGGAAAGGCCGCACTGCGCGTCGAACACGGTGTTGCGGCAGCCGGGCTGGTACACGTCGCCCGGGATCATCACGTCGAGCAGCTCGGCGTGCGAGCGCACTTCGATGGTGGCTTCGGAGCGCGAGGCGCGGATGCCGCCCATGCGGCCGAAGAACAGCGGCACCAGGCCGCGGCAGGCGTTGTCGTCGTCGAGGAAGGCGCGCTCGAGCAGCACCGTGGCGCCCGCAAAGGCGCCCTTCGCAAGCGCCTGCAAGATGGGCGTGCCGCTCACCAGCACGCCGGCGTCGGCCGTGAGGCGCAGGGTGAGGCTGTCCACCGCCACGCCGATGGTCTGGCGCAGCTGCTGGCGCTGCAGGCCAGGGCCCAGCAGCCAGGTGGTGGCGTTGACGGTGATGAGCCTGTCGCCGCCGCTGTAGCGCAGCACGGTGCCGCCGGCCAGCGTGAAGGTCCACGCGTCGATCGGCCGGGCCTGCGTGTTCGCGTTCAGCCAGGCCACCAGCGCGCCGGGGCTGGGTTCCCACGAAGGTGTCTTCATGGCTTGCGGGTGATGAAGCGCACTTCGCCGGTCTTCCAGAAGTGGCGCATGAACTGGTCGAGCGGCATCTCGTCCATCTCGAACCGGCAGCGCCAGTAGTACGCGCCGGTCCATGTGAGCGCGGCGGCCGCGGCCGGCGCGGTGGTGAAGGTGACCAGGCCGGTGGCGCTGAGCGTGTAGTCGGCGCCGGCGGTCTTGGGCACGCCGGCCACGAAGATGGTGGGCGCGCCGGCGCTGCTGTCCACCGCCCACACGGGCACGGTGTGGCCGCCCAGCGCGCGCACGAGCTGGAAGGCCACGGTGGTGCCGTCTCCCGTGCCGAAGCCTTGCGCGGTGACGGCGCGGTCGTCTTCGTCGCGGAACAGGAAGCTGTCGTACATGCCCAGGCGCTGGCCGTAGAAGCCGAACAGCGTCTGGAACTGCAGGTAGGCCGCCTCGCTGCGCAGGAACTCGTAGGTGAGCCCGTAGCGGTAGCGCGGGTAGGTCATTCGCGCCTGGGCAAACTCACGCCCGCTCGGCGTGGTGCTGATCTTGGTGCTGAAGATGGGCGTGCGCTTCACCGGCCACGTCAGGCCGGGCAGCACGGGGTACACAGCGTCGCTCATGCCTTGATGCCGGTGATGTGGCCGTCGCGGTGCGCCTGCTTCATGGCCTTGACCAAGTCCGCCCGGTGCACGAGGAAGAAGTCGCCCACGCTGGCGCCGCGCAGGTGCAGGTGCAGGTCGCCGCCGCGCGCGGCGGGGGCGCCGCCATCGGCGGCCATGTTGCGGATGACGTCGGCCTGCGCGCGGGGGAGCACCATCTCTTGCTCGTGCAGCTGCACCATGGGGTTCACGCCGCGCGGGATGTCGAAGCCGCCCTCGGCGCTGGCGATGTTGCCTGCCAGGTTGGCCACGCCCGCGAAGGCCGCCGCGGCCGCAATGGGTGCGAGGTACGGGCCCACGTAAGGAATGCCCACGATGGCCTTCCACGCGGCGGCCATGGCCTCCCAGGCGCTGACCATGATGTTCTTCACCGCGGTGGCGGCCCACAGGGCCACGCTCTTGGCCGCGGCCCAGCTTTCCATGGCCCAGCGCTGCATGGTGCCGGCGGCGGTGGCGGCGGTGAGCGCCTCTTCGCCGGTGACCCAGGTGACCACCTTGCGCTTCACGATGCCGGCGAACCAGCCCACCAGCTCGGTGCCGGTGGCGCGCATGGCGTTGCGCCAGGTGAGCGTGCCGTTCATCATGGCCTGGACGCCGCTGTCCCACAGGCCGCTCATGCGGCTGCCCAGGTCGGACCAGATGGCGTTCAGCTCGGCGGCCGACTCCACCGCCACCTGGCCGCGGATGCCGGCCAGGCGCTGCTGGTGCGCGAGCTCGAGCGCTTCGATCTGGGCGTTGACCTCGGCGTACTTCACCGGGTCACGGTCGGGGTCCAGCGTGGCCAGCTTGGCGGTGAGCGCGCCCAGCTTGATGGCCTGGCGGCTCTGCTCGAACTGCTCTTCCTGCTGCAGCAGCTGGCCCTGCGTGATGCGGCCCAGGGCCAGCGCCTCGCGCGCGGCCTGCTCGGACATGGCCACGCGGGCAAGCTCGCGGTCTTCCCAGCTCTTCAGGCCGATGGCGTCGATCTGCTGCGCTTCCTTGGCCTTTTCGCGCAGCACCTGCACTTCGAGCTCGGTGGCCTTCTTCTGGATGGCCAGGCGGTCCTTGGTGGCGAGGTTGGTGTTCTGGAGAATGGTGTTCCAGAAGTCCAGTTCCTGCTGCTTGGAGAACTCGCGCAGGGTGTCGGTCTGGGCGTAGTACAGCTTGACCTGCTCCAGCGCGTTCTGGAAGTACGGCATGTCGCTGGCTTCGGCGGCCGGCTTGCCGCCCTTGTCAGGCGGGGGCTTGTAGCCCTTGGTGCCGCGCTGGCCTTCCGGTGCGCCGGGCGTGGTGTCGGGCGTGAAGATGGCGGCCACGCGGGCGCGCGTGTCGGCGGCGCTCTCGGCGATGTTGTCGAAGGCCGTGGACCAGGCGGTCTGGATGGTGCCGGGCACGCTCTTCATCACCGTGGCGGCGCCGGTGAAGTCGCCCACCATCGCGCGGCCCACTGCTTCCACCACGGCGCGGATGGGCTCGGCGATCGACACCACCATGGCGTTGATCACCTCCCACGTGGTACGCACGCCGGTCTGCAGGAAGTAGAACGCCGAGACCAGCCCGCCGATGGCGCCGCGCGCAATGACGATGGCGTAGGGCATGGCCAGGTTGAACAGCTTGACCAGGTCCGTCATCACCGGCATGAGGATGGTGCCGACCGTGTTGCCCAGGCCCTTGACGCTGAAGCCGGCGCGGTCGGTGGCGCTGTCCCAGTTCTTCCAGGCCTGCACGGCATTGCCCCCGACCTCAAGGCCCAGCTCCTGCATGGTGGCCTTGGCCTCGGCCAGCGTGTCCTTGTTGACGAGCAGCAGCTTGGACGAAGCATCCACGCCGCGGCCGAAGAGCTGCTGCGAGGCGAGCGCACGGTCGGCGCCTTCCTTGTGCTGGTTCAGGATGTCCAGGCCATCCTGCAGCAGATCGGTCATGGGGCGCAGGTTGCCCGACGCGTCACGCGTGCTCAGGCCCATGGCCTGCATGCTCGCTTCGTTCTCCTTGAGCTGGCGGGCCATGCCCTTGGCGGCGCCTTCCAGGTCGCCCTGGCTGGCGCCCACGTCTTCCAGCGCCAGGCGCCACTGCTGCGCTTCGTTCGTGCTGCTGCCGAGCACGCGGCCCAGGTCCATGGCGCCTTCGGTCATCTCGGCGGTGGCTTTCACCGCCTTGGTGGCGGCCAGCGCGCCGGCCACGCCCACCATGGCCATCATGCCGCCGCTGGTGCGCGTGATGCCTTCCAGCAGGCCACTGAAGTGCCCGCCCATGGACGTGACACCGCCGGCCACGCTCTGCGTGAGCTGGCCGATCTGCGCGCCCATGGCGCTGCTGGTGGTGCCCCAGCTGCTGCCCACGCCCAGCCAGCGCTGCTGCATGGCCGAGAGGTTCTCGGCCATGCGGCGCGTGGCCGCGGCGAACGGGTTGTCGTCGACCGTGGCGGTGTACTTGATGCTCTTGTCGGTGGCCATGCGCTACGGGTCCTGTGCAGGCGCCTGCGAATCGGGCGCCGGGGTCAACATGCGGCAGGGCGGCACGAACTTGCCGCGCGGCGGGCCCAGCATCGACGCCGCCGCTTCCATGGCCGAGGCCTGCGCCTCGCCGCTGGCCGGGGCGCGTGGCGCCGGCGTGCGCGGGCTACCCCCGCCGCCACCACCGGCCAGGCCGCGCAACAGGGCGCCCACCGCCACGTGCACCGGGGGGTGCTCGCGCCAGTAGCTCCAGAGGTCGGCCAGGTCGTCGAGGCTCAGCTCGTCGATGTCGGCGAAGCGCCACCCGGTGGCGGTGGCGATGCCGGCGTAGATGCCGCCCCAGTCCCACCCGCTGCCGGCGCCGGCGGGTGGGTCGCCGCGTTTCCCTCGGCGGCCTGCAGCGCCAGCTGCTGCTGCGTCCAGCGCTTGAAGCTGCCGTTGCCGCCGGCCTTGGCGAGCAGCTCTTCCACGTTGCCCAGGTCCACCAGCTCGTCGACCTGCTCGCGCGTGATCTCGGGGTAGTTGCGCGCCAGGCAGGCGTGCGCCACGCCGGCGCCGAGGTCGAGCACGTCTTCCTCGGTGCCGGCCTGCAGGGCCAGCATGCGCGGCCAGTAGGCCTTGGCGGCCTTGGCCGACAGCGGCGGCATCACGTAGGTGGTGCCGCCGAGCTGCACCTCGAGGCCGGCGAACTTCAGCGGCTGGCTCATTCCGTCACCGAAAGCACGCCCACCACGCCGGCGCTGTCGGCGAAGGCTTCGAAGCCCATCTCCGGCACGCTGAAGTCGTCGTTCTTGGCGGTGAGCTTGAAGCCGTCGCTGATGCAGTTGTTCAGCGTGAGCACGGCGCTCTTGCCCTGGTAGGGGCCGTAGAAGTCCGCCCGGAACTGCGGCGCGTAGCCCATGGGCAGGCTGCTGATGTTCATCTTGCGCGCGACGGTGCTGGTGGCCGTGTAGCGGTAGCTGATGTACACGACCTTGCCGACGTCGCCGGTGTTGAAGGTGTAGACCCCCGCGGCCACGGTGTACTGGCCGGCCGCCGGCGCCGAGGCCACGCGCGTCATGGCGCGGCCGGTGGTGCTGTCGATCACGCCCAGGTCGGCCGCCCACGTGCCCGAGCTGGGCGGCGTGACGGTCACCTGGAACGGCGTGGTGGGCACGGCGCTGCCGACCGTGTCGTACACCATCGACGTGGTGCCCGCCGAACCGGCGACGCCGAAGACGATGGTCTCCAGGAAGGCGGCGCGGATGTCGGCCAGCTTGGCCTTGCCCGAGATGCTGCCCTTGCCGCGGCCCACGGCCACGGCGAACTGGTTCTGGCCGTGCAGCTTCTTCAGCTCGAACTTGATGTCGAGGTCGGTGTCTTGCAGCGTGCCGAAGATGAGCGGCGTGGGGTTCGCGATGGCCGCGCCCGATGCGTCGGTGAGCGGGGTGCCCCACAGGATGCCGGAGCCGAACATGAACATGGTGAGTTTCTCCTAGAGGAAGGTGAAGGAACGGCGGCCCCGGTCAGGTGGCCACAAGGTCGAGCGCGTGAGCGCGGGTCAGGGTCTTGAAGGTGTAGATCTGCGCGCAGTAGCCGAAGGGCTGGTCGGCGCTGGCGGCCTTCCATTCGCAGCGGTCGCGCTGGATGCGGGTGCACAGGGAGCGCAGCGCCGCGTCGGCCAGCAGCAGCTGGTGCAGGGTGACGCGCACGCCATCGGCCACGGTCTGCCAGCTGGCGGCGCGGGCGCACGCCACGAAGGCGATGCGCACGTCGTTGGACTCCAGCGCACCCAGCGGCGTGAAGGGCCCCACGGGGCCGCCCACGGGCGTGGTGTCTTCGTCGACGTGCTCGACGATCAGCGCGGGCGACTCTTCACGGGTGAAGGCGTCCTGCCGGTCGCGGTACACGCGGCCGCTGAGGGCGGCGATGGTGAGGGCGATGGCCTCACCACGCTGGGCGATCTGCTCTGCAAGGCTTGCGGGCATGGGCTACGCCTTCGTCAGCAGCACGCGGCTGAAGGCGCCGTCGTCGACCTTGCGCGGGGCTTCCCGCACGGTGTAGGCCACGCCGCCCACCGTGCCGGCGTCGCCGCGCGTGAGCGTGGCGGCATCGGTCCGGTAGGTGATGAGGTACTCCGTGGAGTGCGCGCCCGCGCGCGCCAGGTTCATCAGCTCGTCAGGCTGGTCGGGCAGCGCGACGAACTGCTGGGCGCCGAAGACGCACGCCACGCCGAAGTCGGCGAGGAATGCGTCGAGGTCTTCGACGACGGCCACGCTTCAGCCCTCGGCCGCGGGTTGCTCGGCGTCGAGCTCGAGCTTGTCGGCGTGCATGGCGGCCACGTCGTCTTCCAGGTCGATCTTGTCGCCACCGGTCAGAGTGACCGGCTTGCCTTCTTCGTTGGTGGTGCGGAAGGCGGCGCCGGTGCGGATGGTGTAGCGCTTGAGGGCCATGGGGTCAGGCCTCGGCCGGGGTCTTGTTGGCCTTGCGCGCCGACGCCTTGAAGGCTTCGATGTCGACGTCCTTGGCCACGCGCACCTTGCCCGACGACGCCAGCTCGAGCGCCAGCTCGTGCGGCATGTCCTTGACCACGGTGCTCTGCTCGAGCAGCTTGCCTTCCACGAAGGTGTGCTCCACGCACACCACGGTCACGGGTTGACCTTCGTTCTTGCCGAAAAACATGTTGGGATCTCCAGAGAGGAAAGAAAGAAGCCCGCCGCAGTTGCCCACGGCGGGCGGAATTGATCGGCTCCACACCGATCAAGGAGACATCAGGGTCAGACGGTGAGCGCGTCTTCCATCGAGGCGAAGTCCGCCGGGCGGCGGCAGCCGACGTCGATGAAGGCGTTGAGGATCAGCCGGTTCAGGCCGTTGACGGCCTGGCTGGTCTCGTCGACCAGGATCTCGACCGCACCGAACGTGGCCATCACCAGCATCGGCCAGTTGCTGCCGAAGATGACCGACGAGCACACGCCGGAGCTGGTGCCCTTCGTCAGCGTGTTGGGCACCACGTTGGTCACCTCGGCGCGGTAGCCGTTCAGCGGCTGGGCGCCGTTGTCCCAGATGAACTGCAGGTTGGCCGCCTTCTGCACGGTCTTGAGCCAGCCACGCGTGCGGGTGTTGATGAGGTAGCCCGAGCTGGCGTCCGGCTCGGAGTTGACGTTCGCGCACGCCGACTCCAGGCCCACGATGTGGCCCCAGTTGACCTGGGCGCCGTTGGTGCCGCCGACCACCGCGCCGATGCCGCTGGTGAGGCGCAGACCCCGCGCGTTGGCACCCGAGGCCGAGCCGTTGACGGCCTGGTCCTCGAACTGCACCTGGTACTCGGCGAAGATGTCCTGGCGCAGCATCGGCTCCACGGCCATCGCCGACTGGATGACGGCCTGCTTGGAGAACTCGATGTAGCCGCCGATGCGCTTGGGCGACAGCGTGACCTTGCCGGTGCTCGGCGCGGTTTCGGCAGCGCCGGCCACTTCCGTCAGCATGCCGAGCGCCGAGCCCGTCAGCTTGCGCGGCATGTCGATGTTGCCGGTGAGGCCGAACAGCATGGTCGCGCCCAGGCGGCCCAGCGCCAGGCGCTTGCGGAGCACGTCGGCGAACAGGTCGGTGCGCAGCGTGGTCTGCACCAGGTTGCCGGCTTCGCTGGCGGTGCCGGCGGTGAAGTCGCGCTGTGCCATCACGTCGAACGGGATCAGCAGGCCCTTGGAGCCCATGCCGAAACGCTGGGCGGCCGCCTGGCTGGCTTCGCGCTCCAGGCCGGCCTCCTTCCACTCGCCGGTGAGCATGGCGCGCACGGCCTGGGCGATGCTGTAGCGGCCGGTCTCGGCGGCGCTCATGCCGATGTGCGCGCCGCGCGTGTCGGTGTGCTTCGTCTTCATGCGCTGGATGACCAGTTCCTGCACCTGGTCCGTGGAGTGGCCGCGCTGGCAGGCGTCCTTCACGTCGGTCATGGTCAGGTAGTCGGCGTAGCGCACACCGAGCTCGATGATGGCGTCGCGGCGCTTGAGGTCGAGGTCGGCCAGCGCGCGTTCGGCGGTGGCGGCGGGGTTGCCGCGGGTGACTTCGCCGGCGGGAGCGGCCGGCTGCGTCTTCACTTCTTCGGTGGTATTTTCCATGGTGCGATCGTCCTTTGACGGTTGGGAGGGTTGGAGCAGGTCCTGATCGGTCGGCAAGCCCAGCGTGCGGCCCACGCCCACGTTCGGGTCGAACGGCACGGAGCAGAACGTCAGCTCGTGCGGTTCCCAGTCGGTGATGCGGTAGGTGCGGACGCCGTCTTCTTCACTCTCCAGCACGTACGCGTGGACCATGTAGCCCACGCTGACGTGCCGAAGCACGCCGTTGATCACCTGCTGGAAACGCATCTCGGCCTCTTCGCACGTGTCGAACCTGACCTTGGCTCGACAGATGCGGTCCTGGCCGATCTGCACGCTCTCCACCACACCGATCAGGCGGTTGATGTCGTGGTTGAAGAGCACTGCCGCCCCATCCACCAGCCGGCCCAGGCGAATGGATTGGGGCGAACAATCAAGAATCTCGATGCCGTACCAGCGCTCGCCGGCAATCTCGGAAGCCCACGCGATTTCGACGGTGCGGGCTTCGACTTCGATAGCCGAGCGGTCGAAGGTGGCGAAGGCGCGCTGCTGCTTTTCGGCTTTGAGCCGGCGCAGGTCGGCCTTGGGCAGGCGCGCAGGCGCCTGCGGGGTGGCGGTGTCACTCATCGGGGGTCCCTTCTTCCTCGGTGTCGTCGGCCGCGGCGGCGGCCTTGCCGAGCTTGGTGCTGCCGGCGGGTGCCGCGGCGGCTGCGGCCGGCGGGGTAGGGGCGCCCAGCTTCACGCCGGCCTCTTCGATGACTTCTTCCTCGTGCGCCAGCTCGAGCACGTTGTCTTCGAAGTCGCCGCCCTTGGACGCCACGATCTGCGTGCGGGTGGCGAAGCCCTCTTCGCGGGCCACCTTGGCAGCCTGCACTTCCTTGAGCGGGTCGACCCAGTCCCAGCCACGACCGCGGAAGACGACGCCGGCGGCGTACTTCTCCAGCTTGGTGGCCGGCAGCGTTTGACCGCCGGGCAGCTTGATGGCGCCCGACAGCAGGGCCATCTCCAGCCAGTCCATGAACACGGGGCGCACGAAGCTGCCCACAAACCAATGCGCCACGCCGCGCCAGTGGTCGCGCTCGCCCAGCTCGGCGATGCGCGCGCTGCTGTAGTTCACGCCGGTCATGTCACCGGTGAAGTTGTGGTTCGCGACGTTCAGGCCGGTGGCCATGTCGCGCTTGCGGCTCTTGGTGAAGGGGTCGAAGGCCTCGCTGGGGTACTTGCTGTCGAAAGCCTTGAAGTCCTTGATGCCGCGGGGCAGCAGCTCGAGCGCGCCGGGCTCGACATCGGTGATAGGCGCATCGCCACCCTCACCTTGCGCAGCGCCCAGGTCTTCGGTCTTGATGGGGCCGCCTTCCACGGCGTCCTGGAAGAAGAAGCCCATGTGGCTGGCGCCCACGCGCGCAGCGAACACAGCAGACTCTTCGAACGATGCGAGCATGTGCGCGCCCAGCAGAATGGCGTGCGACCACGGCACGCCGCGCGCCTGCTCGGCGTCGATCGCGACGAAGTCGTGCAGCAGGTCCTTGGCCGGCACGCGGTCGGCTTCGCGCGTACCGCGGTAGTCGCCCGGGTGGCCGCGCAGGATGTACGCGGCCTGCATCTCGCCGGCTTCGTTGCGCTCGATTCCCAGGCACACCTCATTCCCGGCGCGCGGCAGCGTGGTGAGCGTGGTGTCGATGCGGTCGGTGGCCAGCAGCTGCAGCTTGTAGTTCCACTTGTTGCTGGCGCCGCGCAGGCGCTTGGCCAGGAACTCGCCATCGCGCGCGGCGATCTCCAGTTCGAGCTTGCACACGTCGGCGAAACTGAGACGGCCGGTGGCTTCGCAGTTGCCGCGCTCGCACCATTCCAGCCAGGCGCGTTCGATGGCGTCGTTGGCCAGCTTGTCGAGCTTGAACTTCCAGCCGCCGGTTTCCTTGACCCAGTCGCCGCAGCGCATGGCCAGCGTGTAGCCGTTGGGGCCGACGCCGCCATCACGCACCATGTTCAGGAAGCGACGGCCGGGTCCGGTGTTGCGGCCCCACTGGCGCGAACGGGTGCGCAGCACCTGCAGGGACTGCTGCAGCAGCGCGTTGATGCTCGCGTCCCACGTGGTCCAACCAGCGGTGAGGCGGTTGGACTGCGCGGCTTCGAAGTTGCGGCGCGTGGCGCCCGCCTGCTGCGCGAAGTGCACCACCTGGCCGGCGCGGCGCGCTTCCATGGCAGCCTTGAACTCGCGCAGGATAACGCTGCCGGGCTCGCGGAATCGGGTGTCACTCACCGCACGGCCCTCACGTAGAAGCGGCCGCCGGTGGGCAGGCCTGCGGCGATGCGCTCGGCCTGCTGATGGCGCGCGACTTCGCCTTCCCAGAAGCGGATTTCGCGGTCGATCTCGATCGCGCTCTTGTACGTCATGGTCCGCCCCGCGATCTGGTAGCTGGCGATGCGGCCGCCCGACGTGATCCACGAGGCGCGGGCGGCCTTCGCTTCTTCCAGCGCCTTGACGGCTTCGCTGCGGCCGTCGAAGCCGCCGGTGAGCGTGGCGGGGTTCGGCCGCACGGTGAGCTGGCCCTGCCCCAGCGTGTACTTCTCCCCCGCCTTCTCCACCCGCTGCCACCACGTGTAGGCGCCTGCGGCCCAGTTTTCCGTGGCGGCGGCGTCCAGGGCAACGACGAAGTCGTCTCCGCTGGCGGTGGCGTTGAAGTTGATCTCCGCGCCGACAGCGCGCGGCACCAACCGGTAGGTGAGCACCCAGCCGGCGCTGGCGGGGTAGGCGCCGCCGGCCACGGTGAAGTTCAGGCTGTCGCCCGCGACCACTTCGTTCTGTTGCATCAGCCAATCCTTCGTGTGCTCTTGCGCAGCGGCGAATTGCCGATGCGGCTGCCGCCCTGCGCCAGTGGGCTGCCGCCGATGCGTGCGGTGCCGCCCGCCGGCCACGTGGGCGTGACCGGCAGCGTGCCTTCGGTGACCACCAGGCCGCCGGCGCGTTCGCGTTCGCGCAGGCCGCCCAGCGCGATGCCGACGACGCCCGGCACCACCTGGTGGCCACCGGTGCGCTCGCGCTCGTCTGCCCCGCCCAGCTGCACGGTGGCGGTGCCGGGCGTGGCGGTGATGGCGCCGGCGCGTTCACGCTCGGCGGTGCCGCCCAGGGCCGCGATCTGCGCGCCGGCCGCGACGACGATGCCGCCGGTGGCTTCACGCTCGGCCTGGCCGCCCAGCTGCAGGGTGACAGCGCCGGGGGTGAGCGCGGCGCCGCCTGGGCGTTCGGCTTCGGCCGTGCCGCCCAGAGCGATGGTCTGCACGCCAGCGCCTGCCACCAGGCCGCCGGCGCGTTCGGCTTCGGCAACGCCGCCCAGGGCCAGGGTGACGGCGCCAGGCTGAGCTTGCAGGCCGCCGGCCAGCTCGGCCGCGGTGGTGCCGCCCAGCTGCAGCGTCTGCAAGCCGGCACCGGCGGTAAGGCCACCGGCACGCTCGGGCTCGGCCTGGCCGCCCAGCTGCAGGGTGACGGCGCCGGGGGTGAGCGCGGCGCCGCCGGTGCGCTCGCGTTCGGCGTTGCCGCCGAGCGTCGCGGTGGCGGCGCTGGTGGTGGCCAGGCCGCCGGGCTGTTCACGTTCGGCCACGCCGCCGAGCGCGAGGCTGGCGGTGGCGGTGGTTGCAAGGCCGCCGGCGCGTTCACGCTCGGCGCTGCCGCCCAGGGCAAGGGTGACGGCCCCAGGCGTGAGGGCAGCGCCGCCGGCTTGCTCGGCTTGCGCGGTGCCGCCGAGCTGCAGCACCTGCGCGTTGGTGGCGAAGGTGGCCGCCAGCGGGGCGCGGGCGCGCCGGACGTCGAGGCCCGCATCGTCAGCGAAGGCGCGGGCGCGGCGGCGGCGCGCAGGCGGCAGCGGCGAAGAGCCGCCGCTGGACAGCGTGACCTGCGGCGTGACGGCGTAGGTGTCCAGCGCCGTGGCGCCGGCGTACACGCGGAACTGGTACGCGTCGCCGTTGGTGGCCGGCGCCTGGGTGTTCAGGCACCACTCGAGCTCGGTGTAGTCGTCGACCGTGATGTCGATCGCGTCGGTGCCGTTCTCGTCGTCCCAGCGGCGGCCGGTGATGAAGTCGGCCGTGGTCTTGCCGCTGGGCGCGGTGAGGCGCGCGGTGGTGGCTTCGCCGCCGGCGGCGATGTTGGCGCTGGGGGCAACATACAGCTCGCGCACCAGCGACACGGCGCGCGCCCGCAGCACCAAGCCGGGGCCGCGCACGTTGGTGGTGGTGCCGCCCGCCGTCGCCGTCATCGTGACGGCGCCGCTGCCGCTGCCGCTGCTGACCGGCGCCTCGACGATGAAGCCGCCGATGTCGTTGCCGGCCGTGGAGTCTGGCTCGGCGATCTCGGTGACGGTGCCGAAGGTGGTGCCGGTCTGCGACAGCGCCTCGGCGCTGAACTGGCTGGGCGTGGTCACGTCCGTGGGGACCACCATCGCGCCGAGCAGGTGGTCGCCGGCCTGCACCGCCAGGTTGCCGGTAGCGATGCTCACGCTGCCGGCGCTGGTGTCCTTGCCGGTGGCGACGGCGAACGACCAGGTGCAATCGTCGCTGCTCTGCAGCCGGATGATCGCGGCCCAGGCCACGTTGTTGTCGCCCACCGTCACGGTGAGCGTGCCGCTTTCGCTGCCGCTGACCGTGTCCTTCGCGTAGGCGAAGAGGTTGGTGTTGCCGGTGTCGGCAGCCAGCGTCGTCGTGTACCCGCCGGTGTCGCCGTCGTTGGCACCGGTGATGCTGCCGATGATCGTCCAGCCGCTGGGCGTAGTGACGGTGCCGCCGTTCGCGGTGGTCGGCTTCTGGCCGACCAGCATGATGAGCGCGCTGCGCGTCGTGATGCCGGCCGGGTAGGCGGGCGCCACGCTGGTGCCACTGGCCGCCGAGTAGGCCAGCGTGCCGATGGCACCGTAGCTCAGAGCCGGCGCGCTGTTCGCGCCCACCGGCACCGGCACGAAGCCGCCGGCGCCGTTCTTCTGGTAGCGCAGCACGTGGCTGGCGCTGGCGGGGTCGCCGGTGCCGTTGACGAGCAGGCGCACCAGGAACGCGGTGCCCAGCGCAACCGTGGCGTTCGCGTCCTGCGCGGCCAGCCAGGTGTGGGCGCTTTCGCTGCCGTCGTCGGCACCGACGCGGGCGCCTTCTTGTTCAAGCGTAGCCGAGCTGACGCCGTCGTCGGCGGTCCAGTCGTCGATCGTCGCCAGACCATAGGCGCCAGCTCCGGGCAAGCCGCTGGCATAGGTGGCGTCTGTGGCCGTCGGCGTCTGTGCCACGCCGTTCTTGTAGAGCGTGATCGTCGTGCCGACGATGCCGATGCCCAGCGTGTCGGCGGCCGCGAACGCAACTGCCACCGCTTGCAGCGACACCTCGGAGCCAGCGTCCATGCGGGCGATGGCGGTGCCGCCCGTCGTGCCGTCGGTGTAGACCTTGTAGCCGTTTCCGCCCGTACTTCCGCGCACCCACGCTTCGGCGTACCGCGTGCCACCTTGCAGGTTGCCGACCACGACATCGACGCGCTGATCGTTGCCCCAGGTGCCGCTGTTGTAGAGCGAAGCACGCGCGACGTCGGTGACGCCGGTGAGCGCGTTGCTCGCGAGGTTCAGGCCACCCAGCGGCGTGACCGTGGCCCACGGCGACGCTACGGGCGTCTCGTTGGCACGGGTGAATGCGTCGCTGGCGGTGGTCATGCCGCGTCCAGAACGAGGATGCGCGCGCCTGGCGCGGTGAAGGCCTGCGTGCCGGTGTTCGAGTAGTTGGCGATGGCCGTGAAGGCGCCGGTTTGCCAGTTCCACCAGCGGGCGCGAACGCTGCTCGGCGTGAAGGCGGCCATGTTGACCGTGAGGTTCGAGCCGTTCGTCCAGATCAGGGCGAACGAGCCGTCAGATGCCAGCGCCGGGCAGATGGCCGACGCGCCGGACCCGAGCGCCGTCGTCACGAGGCTGGTGTCGATCTTCGGCTCGAGCAGGTGCCACTGGTACGAATCCAGCAGCGCCCCGAAGTAGCCCAGCGTCAACCACGAACCGGACAGGTAGGTGGACAGCACCGACGCGGCGCCGCCCGTGCTCGGGGCCACGTTGCCGAGGTGCCAGAGTGCGTCGTGCCCACCGAAGAAGCCGACGATGCCGCCGCGCAGCACGGTCTGGATGGCCGGCACCGTCATGTTCTCGGCGTCGCTGTCCGTGTTCTCGTAACCGGCTTCGATGTGGAACAGCGGCCGCGTGGGGCTGCGTGCGTAGGCCGTGCTCGCCAGAGCGGCCGCGTCGGTGGTGCCGTCCTGGCTGTAGACGTTGTTCAGGTTGAAGCCGGCATACGTGGAGTTGCAGGCCAGCGCCGCCTCGCCGTTCGGGCCGCTTGTGCCGTTGCGCGCCGTGTGGAACGTGATGAGGTCCGTGGTGCGCACCGTGCGCATGCCGACGACGATCTGCCACTGCTTGGTGCGATCGGTGACGCTGCCGTAGTCGCCGCTGGCGCCGAGGTCGTCGTCGCCGCCGAGGCACCAGATCACGTTGCCTTGCGTGTAGCGGTTCGCCAGCGCTGCGCCATAGGCTTGCAGGGCCGCGTCGCTGGCGCTGCTGATCTCCTGATCCCACCCATCCAGGCTGGGCGGCGTGTCGCCATAGCCCCAGTACGCCGGGTTCACCATGCACACGATGCCGCGTGCCAGGCACTCGTTGACCAGGTAGTCGACGTGGGCCCAGTACGCGTTGTTCAGCACCCAGTTGGTCGTGTCGCCACTGTGGCTGGTGAACGGGTCGTCGCCGTTGACGTTGCGGTAGGTCGGGGTCTGGTTGGTGTACGCGCGCTCGGGGGCCGAGAACAGCACGGCCGTCATGCCCTTGGCCTGGCGGTCGTCGAGATATGAGTCGATCTGCGTGGTGGTGGCGTTCGTCGCCAGCGACCAGACCGTGTCGCCCTTCAGCAGGAACGGCGTGCCGTCTGCCTGCTGCAGGTAGCGGCCATTCGAGCTGATCGACAGCGGGAACATCGACGCCGCGCCGCGCCCTGCCGTGACAACACGCGGCGTCGTCTGCCGCAGGCCGCCGAAGCCCCGCGACAGCCAGCCGAGGCCGCGCCCTGCTTGCACCGCCTAGACCCCGAGCTCGAGCCGCAGGTTGAGCGCGATGGGCGAGGTGCCCAGGATGCTGCGCAGCGCGCACCGGATCGCCGCCGCGCTCTTGTTGTGGAAGATAAGCGGACTGCCGGCGACGACCGGCCACTGGCCGACGCCCCCGGCAGGCTGGAACGGCAGCGCCAGGCGGGGCACGGCTTCGAGCGTGGGCTCGACGCTGAAGCCGTAGCGCGCTTCCCAGCCGGACGGCACGGTCTGCGTGTCGTTCTCCGGCTTGAAGGTCAGCGCCGTCGGCGTGCCCACGGTGCCGAGCGCGGTGGCCAGGTAGAGGCCATGCGATTCACCCGCGGCGGCCGCGTTGGCCATGCCCACCACTTCGGAGGACCAGACCTTCAGCACTTCGAAGGCCGGGATGTCGATGATGATCGACGCGACCGTGATGCTCGGCGTGTGCGAGCCGCGCGAGAGGTTGACGAGAACGCCCATGATGACCTCTCAGATCCGGATGATCTTGTTGGGGCCGTTGCTCCACGCCAGGCCGATGTTGCCGCCGTTGGGCGTGATGGGCAGGTTGCCGCCGCTGTAGAGCACTTCGTACACGGCGTCGACGCTGAGGGCGCTACCGAGCGCGCTGACGGTGAGCGAGCGCGCGTTGGCCGAGGCAGCGGCGCCCAGCGTGATGGTGGCCGGGCCGGTGCCGCTGATGAGCGAAGCCACGGCGCCGTTGGCGATGCCGAGCAGCAGCGCGTCGACGACCACGGCAGTGGCGCCGCCGGCGGCCGCCGCGGCCACGGTGAAGCGGAACTTGCCGTCCAGGATGCCGACCACGCGCTGCGCGCTGGCGGCCACGTCGGCGCCGCCGGTCACCGCGCTGGCCTGGAAGATCAGCGCCGAGGTGATGGCCGCGCCGGCCGGCACGCTGGTGAAGGTGACGTCGTCGGCGTCGAGCACGCCGTCGACGAAGGACACGGTGGTGAGCGCGCCGCTGGTCTGCACCAGCGTGCCGCCGGCGCCGGTGATGTCACTGACGAACTGGTGCGCGGCGTTGTAGGTGTAGCCGCGCACCAGCGAGCACTTCAGCACGGCCGTGTCGATGTCGATTGCGCCGATGCCCAGCCCTTGGCGGGCGGTGGCGAAGAACTGGTCCATGGTCTATCTCCAACGGTTGACGAAGCCGCCGCGCTTGGGGCGTGGCGGTTTGTTCAGGCGGGCCGGGATGGGCGCGCGCACGGTTTCAGCGGCGGTCTCTTCGGGGTCGACGATCTCGGTGGCGCCTTCGCCGCCGGTGTCGGCGCCTGGCGGGGTGCCGGGCTCGGGTGTCGCAGGCGCCTGCGTGGCGCCTTCGGGGCCTTCGAGCAGGTCGAGCTGGCGGACCTTGCCGAAGAGCTTTTCGCGGGCGCGCCACACTGTTTCGGCGTGCTGGCCCTGCATGCAGAACAGGAAGGCGGCGTAGTTGTAGCCTTCCAGGTCCCACGGTTCGTTGCCTGCGGCGTTGACCCACCACAGCTCTTTGCGGCCACGGCTGTCACGCCGCCACTCGCGCTTTTCGACGCGCAGGCCCTTGTAGTAGTCGGCCGGGAAGCCCAGCGGGAAGTGGTAGTACCCGCCGCCCGGCTTGGTGATCTTGAAGCGCCCGTCGATCAGGTTCTTGATGGACTGGGTGCCGACGAAGCGCAGCACGGCGCCACCCGGCACTTCCACGCCGCGCCAGTTGAAGTCGATCTTCTTGGGCTTGCCCAGGCGCGGGGCGTAGTAGTCCTTTGCGCCGCGGATGGCGTGCCACTGCTTGCCGCGGAGCTGGGCGTCGCGGCAGAAGGCGTAGACGTCTTCGCCGTGGTGGCCGCCGGCGTCGATGAAGGCGGCGTCGACGCGCATCTGCTGGCCGCTTTCGTGGCGCAGCGGGGTGTCGAGCAGGTCTCGCAGCTTGGCCCAGACGTCGGGCAGTGAAGGGTCGCCCCAGATCTGCCCGTACCAGGCGCCCCAGCTCTCTTCACCGCGGCCCCAGCAGCGGATGAGCACCTCGAGGCGGTTGTCCTGCGTGTCGACGCTGGCGCAGGCGATGAGGCCGCCGTAGGGGCAGGTCATCAGCTCGTAGCGCTCGGCGCGGGCCTGCAGCACGTCGGCACCGATGGTGGCCGCGATGCTGTCGGTGTAGGGCTCGGCGAGGATGTTGTTGTAGAAGACCTTGAGCTTGTCGGCGTCGCCCTGCGCGGCCAGCCATTCGACCACCAGGTCGGGCCAGGGGCGCCAGCCGAGCGGAGCGCCCAGGGCGTTGAAGCCCACCCAGCTGGCGACGCCGGGCTCGCCGACCGCGGTGGGCTGCCAGTGCGCCAGGCCGGCCGAGGCGGCGGCGGCTTCGCTCATGCCGCGGGTGCGCAGCGGGGCGTAGTTGCCGACCTTCCAGGCCTCTTCGGTGTTCAGCGCGCCGCACTCGGTGCAGCCGTACTTGGCGGTGGTGGGGTCGCCGTCGACCCAGCGCAGCTGCGTCCACACCAGGCGCTGGGGGTGCTTGCAGTCGGGGCAGAAGAGGCGCCACTCGCGCTTGTCGCCGCGCTCGGCGTTGGCGCAGATGGCGCTTGAGCCTTTGACGGTGGGCGTGCCGTCGCCGTAGATCTTGCGGCGGCGGCCGAAGTTCTTGGTGCGGGCGATGGCCTGGTCGATCAGGCTGCCCTGCTTGTTGACGTCGGTGACGTAGTCGTCAGGCTCTTCGAACTTGACGTAGCGGATGGTGGTGGACTTGATGGGGCGGTTGCTGCCCATCAGCCGCATCACGCCGCCGGGGTACTTCTTGCGGAGCTTGGTGTTGTCGGCGCCCTTCTCACTGGCGGGGCGGATGCGGCGCCGCAGCTCGCGCGTGCCGACGCGCAGGGGCTCGAAGCGCTGCAGCTCCCAGGTCTTGGCGTCGTCGAGCGTGGGGAAGACGACCAGCACACTGCCGGCCGCGGCGCAGATCCACGTGGCGATGAGGTTCTCACCGCTGACCGAGCCGCCGATCTGCACGGGCTTCTGCCACCAGCCCTGGTAGTAGTCCGACGCCGGCGACATGGTGCGCTGGATGTCGATGAGGTACGGCGTGCGCGTGCTGCGGTACGGGCCGGGCTCGGGCGTGTCGGGCGGGAGCACGCGGTTCTGTTCGGCCCACTCGTCGGCCCAGACCAGGTCGTCAGGGCGCAGGCCGTTGGCGTAGGCGCGCCAGCAGCGGTCAAGCGGCGTCTTCGTCGTCGTCGTCACGGCGGGCGTCTTCGATGGCCTTGGTGGCGTCGGCAAGGGCTTCGCGCAGCAGTTCGGCCAGGCGGCGCTCGAAGGTGTGCAGCTCGAGGCCGGCGGCCACGGCGGCGCGGTGCTCTTCGGGCACCTGCAGGAGCAGCAGCGCGTGCAGGTCGGCCGAGGCACGCGCCGGCACCATTTCTATGCGGTCTCGCACGATGCGGCCGGCGGTGAAGAGCATCTGCTCGGCTTCGCGCGCGGAGACCAGCTCGCCCTGCAGCTGGCGCAGTTCGATCTCGGCGCGATCGGCCTTGATGCGCTCGTTGCGGGCGCGGTCGGCGCGGTAGGCGGAGGTGTTGGCGTCGGCCGGGCCGTCGTCGTCACCCGCAACCGGGGGCGGCGCGGGTTCTTCGGCTGGGCGCTCGGGCGCACGTGCAGGCGCCTGTGGGCGGTCGATGCGGCTGTCGGCGGTGCGCGACAGCTCCAGGTTATCCAGCCGCCAGGCGCGCGCCGCTTCCACGCTGTGGCGCGGCATGCCGAGCTTGAACAGGCGGTCGACCTGGCTCTTCGACACGTCGCCGAGCGCCGCCGCCATCGCGCGCACGCTCATCGCGGCTGTCCCGGGCGTCCCGTGTCCCTGTGCGTTGTCC